GCTAGTACTAATGTTTGTGTAATTTGTACTAAAAAATGGTATTTTGGTGTTGAATAATATTTACTAATATGTTATCATTAAATTAAGGAGGATGGTAATGATGTGGATATTAATTCAGCATAATGAAAATAATACTCGTTTTAAATATGTTACATCTCATGATTATAATGCTATAATTTCTTATATAAATAAGTTTAATGGTGTTAAGAAATATAGTGATTATCTATTTATTTCTAATATCAATAAAATTATTTTTGAAATTAAGTTAGGAGAGGATTTAGATTATGCAAGGAAAGAAATACAGAAGAACAAGAAAAAGAAGTTCATACATAAGTAAAGGAACTGGAAGTAAAATAGTTAATACTGGTAAAGGTAGTATTGCTAAAAAGAGAGTTAGTGGAAGAAAACCTAAAGTTGATTTAGAAAAAGAAACAAGAAAGTTAGTTAGTAAAGCTAATGCTAGATTATCTTCATTACAAAGAAGATATAAGTCTGGAACATGGGCTAGTAAAAAATTAGCTAATAGATTAAGTTCTAATAAAATGAAAATGTGGTCTAAAGGTAAAATTAAATTAGGTAAGAATCCAACAAAAGCTCAATTGATTGCTGTTAATAAAGCAACTAATCAATTTTTAAATAGTTTAACATCAACTAAGAAAGGAATAAAAAAGACAAGAGAACAAACTATTGAAAGTTTAAGAGGAACTTTATCAACAGAAGATGAAGAGATGAGTTATGAAGATGCTGAGAAATTTTATGAAATGTTTGGAGAAGATAGCTTTTCTAATATAGCTGATAAAATTGGAGCTAGTTCATTACAAGCTGTTGTTGAAGATGCTATTGAAGAGGGAGATTCAGAAAATGATTTTATAAAAAGAATTGAAACTTATGCTGGATTGTCTATGAATGATTTGGATTTAAGAGAATCAGCTAAAACATTGTTTGAAAAATATGTATTATAGAGAGGTTAGTGATATTAGGTGCTTTATTGGAATAAATATAATGGTGTAGGTCATGAACCTAATATCAAAGGAAAAAGAAAATTTTATGATACTAATATTTATACATTTGATATTGAAACAAGTTCTTATTATATACTAGATGGAAAAGTTTATCCAGCTATTAAATATGATGAATTATCTGATAAAGAAAAACAAAGAGCCATTAAAAGAAGTCATATGTATATATGGATGTTTAGTATAAATGATATTGTTTATTATGGTAGAACTTGGAATGAGTTGAAGTTATTTTTAAAAAGACTAGATGATCATATAGGTGATACTAAATATGTATTTATTCATAATTTAGCTTTTGAGTTTCAATATTTGAAAAGTAACTTTCATTTTGATGAGGTGTCAGCTCGTAAATCACATAAGGTTATAAGTGCAATAATGAGAGATTATAATATAATATTGAAATGCTCTTATATGATGAGTAATGTTGCATTAAAGTGTTTACCTAAAATGTTTAATTTACCAGTTGAAAAGAAAGTTGGAGATTTAGATTATTCACTTATAAGAAATCCTAATACTCCAATCTCTGAAAAAGAGCTTGGATATTGTGAATATGATTGTTTAGTATTATATTATTATATTTTAAAAGAGTTAGAAGTATATGAAGATGTAAAACATATACCATCAACTAATACTGGAAAAGTTAGAAGAGAACTCCAGAACTTAACAAGAACTAATTTTAAATATAGGAGAATAGTAAAGAAAGCAATTAATACTAATCCTCATATTTATAATCTACTTTGTGATGCTTTTTTAGGAGGATATACACATGCTAATTGGATTTATGCTGATTCAGTTTTAGAGAATGTTGATTCATATGATATTGCATCCAGTTATCCTTATGTATTAGTTACACAAAAATATCCTAATAGTGAGTTTAGACCATGTAAGATAAAGAAAAGAGAAGAGATGTCAAAAAGATTAGCTTATTTATTAGTTGTTAGATTTAAGAATGTTAAATGTAAATATTACAATAATTTTATAAGTGCTAGTAAATGTAGGAATTTAAGAGGAGCAAAATATGATAATGGAAGGTTGATAAGTGCAGATGAATTTGAAATGACATTAACAGATATTGATTTTTACTTTTATTTAGATACATATGATTTAGAGTATGAGATATTAGAATGTTACTATTCTAGTATGAGTTATTTACCTAAAACATTAATTGAATTTATTCTGGATAAGTATGTTGGTAAAACTGAGTTAAAAGGTATTCCAGGAAGAGAGATGGAATATGGAAGAATAAAAGGAATGTATAATTCTATATATGGAATGAGTGTTACTAATAATATAAGAGATGATGTTATTTATGATGATGCAACTGGAACATGGGATGAAGTTCCACTTGATAATGATACAATTATTAAAAAACTAGGAAGTGAAAAGAAAAAAGCATTTTTATCTTTTGCATATGGAGTATGGGTAACAGCTTATGCTAGAGATAATTTACTTAGAAGAGTAATTGCTAATGATGATTATGTAGTATATTGTGATACTGATTCATGTAAATTAGTAGAGGGTTATGATAAAAAAGTATTTGAAGATTACAACAAAAGTGTGGAAGATAGAATTAATTTTGTTTGTAAAGTATTAAAATTAGATGCTAGAAAATATGCTCCATCTGATATTAAAGGAAATAAACACATGATGGGATTATTTGAAAAAGAATGTAATTATAAGGAGTTTATTACACAGGGAGCTAAAAAGTATGCTTATAAAATAGATGGAAAAATACATATAACTGTGGCTGGAGTTCCTAAGAGTGGAGCTAAAGCATTAAAGAGTTTAGATGATTTTAGGGATGATTTTATTTTTAGTTATAAAGATACTAATAAAAATTTAGTAATGTACACTGAAGAGCAATCACCAGTTGAAGTTGAAGATTATTTAGGATTAAAATATTTAGTAACTGATAAGAGTGGTTGTTGTATATTACCTAATACTTATAAATTAAGTAAGAGCTTGGATTATGCTAACTTAATAAGTGATGATTCAAGTGCAAGAGCAAGATTTAAGGAGGGATAAAATGAAAAAACATTATAGTAATTATAATAAATATAAAAATACTACAAAGGAAGAAAGAGCAAAAGATTTACATAATATTATATGCCCTAGATGCAAATATCATAATCATGATGTTTGGATTAAAAAATATGGTAAATGTAATTTATGTGGATGTGTGTTAGATAAAAATTATTTTATTAGAAGTATGAAGAGGAGATTACAAAATGGATAAATTTTTATATATATTAATTGTAGTAATATTAGGAATATTTGTTTATTTTGGTTATAATTGTTATAATCTATATAGATTTAAAAATTGTTATGACAATAATTTTAAATTAGATTATTGCAAATACTATGAAAATTATTAGGAGGTTATTATGGAAGATAAGAAAGATTTAAAATTCATACAAGGATTTACTAAAATAAAAGTTAGTCAAGCATGTAGATTCTTTGGATATAATCAATCAAATTTAATGAAAGGTAAATGTGGAAGAGATGCTGAGAATAAAGTTAGAAAGTTTTTAGAATATGAACTTGCTAATCTAAGACTTTCTGAAGTTGGAGAGTTAGTAGGTGAATTGGAATGTCAAGAAAAGTCATCCATTACTCGTTAGATGAAATAGATAAATTAGGAGCTAATGTTAATTTAATATGGGGAGAGAGAAGTAATGGAAAAAGCTATCAAGTAAAACATAAAAAAGGTATTATTCCATATTTAGATGATGTAGAAAGATATGTTGATAATTATAATGATAAAGGTAATATAATTAAGATGCATCAAGATTCTGGAAAAAGATTTATTCTAATGAGAAGATTTAAAGAAGAGATAAATTCAGCTTGGATTGAATCATATTTTAGTGATGTAGATATTGAAAAGCTAACTGATGGAGAATATAATATGGTAACTCTATATAGAAAAGAAATATATTTAACTAAATATGATATTGAAACACATAAATCTAAAAGGGGAGCTAAAATTGGTTATGCAGTTTCTTTATCTACTGAGCAAAATTATGCTGGAGGTTCATATTTAGATGTATCTGATATTATATTTGAAGAATTTATGTCAAGAACTACATATTTACATGATGAACCTAATAAACTTCTTAACTTCTATTCTACTGTTGATAGAAAAAGAGGAACAACTAAACTTTGGTTAGTTGGAAATACTATAACAAGAGTATGTCCTTATATACAAGATTGGGGATTAAATGAGATTATATTCAAACAAAAACAAGGTGAGATAAAAACATTATGGTTATCTACTGGAGAGGTGGATGATGATGGAATACCTATTGAAGTAAAACTTGCTGTTGAACATTGTAAATCAACTGGAAATTCTTCATTTGTTTTTGGAACACATGCTAATATGTTGAATAAAGGTGAATGGCAATCTGACCCTCAACCTAAACTTCCTAAAAGCTATAATGAATATAAGATGCTTTATAGATTTGCTTTTCATTATAAAACTTTTACTTGGTTATGTGAGTATTTAATGGATAAAGAAACAAAGGATGTTATATGGTTTATTTATCCATATTCTGGAGAACTAAAAAGAAATATAATTGTATTTAGTGATATTATAAAGACAAGTCCATATTGGCAAAAAGATATTTATAATCCATTAATAAAAAATAAAACTTTAGTTGATTTGTTTAAAACATTTAGAGAAAATAGAATATTTTATTCTACTGATTTATGTGGAACTGAATTTAAGCAATCAATAGATTTTGAAATAAGGAGATGATTTAAATGGGATTACAAAATTCAAATATAATGATATGTAAAAATATAAAATTAGATAAAAGTTATAAAGATGTATTAAATTATACTGAGGGGCAGATGGTTAGTTTATGTCAATCAAATGCTGTTGCAAGTGCAAGTAATTATTCATTTATAAGAGGTGAAAGAGGATATATAAAAACATCATTTTCATATAATGATGCTCTAAAATGTAATTATATGGCTTTTCAAAATCCAGATTATTCTAATAAATGGTTTTTCGCTTTTATAGATGATGTTATATATGATAATGATGGAACAGCAAGGATTCGTTATACAATAGATGAATTTTCAACATGGTTCGATTATTGGAATCCAGAACCTTGTTTTGTAGAAAGAGAACATGTTAATGATGATACAATTGGTTTACATACAATTCCAGAAGGATTAGAATATGGAGATTATGTAATTAGTGGATGTGGAGATGTTGAAACTCAACTTGATTTTAATGAATATGTAGTAATTGGTGTTACATGGGTTCCAGATAATACACCATTTTATACTCCTAATAGAGTTTATGGTGGAGTTTATTCTGGAGTTAGTTATTTATGCTTTAAATTTTATGAATCAGCTGCTAAATTTATAAGAGCAATTGATCAATTAGGTAAATCATCATCTGCATCAGTTGTTTGTTTATTTATGTTACCTCAAATTTTAACTGGTCTATCTCAAGATGATGCAAGATGGTTTACAGCTAATTTAGGAAATGAAACTGGAATAACAGCTGCTGTTTTACCTAATGTTGCAAGTGTTATTACATTAAGAAATGATATAACATTAACATCTCCTACATCATTAAATGGTTATACTCCTAAGAATAAAAAACTACTTTGTTATCCTTATAATTGTTTAACAATAACTAATAATGCTGGAACTCAAGCTGATTATAAATATGAAGATTTTATTAATAATACTCCTATATTTAGTTTAGTTGGTGTTCCATCTCCATCTGGTTCAGTTTGGTTATATCCTAATAATTATAAAAAAACTAATGTTGCTAAAAGTGGATATAATTGGGGAATACCAATAGCAAAATATCCAATGGGTTCATGGAACTCTGACATGTACACAAATTGGATGGTATCAAATGGAACTAATTTATTTGGTCAAAGAATAGATGCTCCAACATCTCATGCAATTGGAGGTTCAATTGAAGCTCTAATTGGAGGAGCAACAAAATCAGTTGAGGGAATAGGTTCTGGATTTGGTAAAATGTTAGGAGCTGTTCAAGAACAATATAGAGCAAGTCTTATTCCTAATCAAATAGGAGGTCAAGTAAATTCTGGAGATGTTCAATATGGATATGATAAAAATTCTCCAACATATTATAAAATGACAATAAGAGAAGAATATGCAAGAGTAATTGATGATTGGTTTTCTAGATTTGGTTATAAAGTTAATAGAGTTAAACTTCCTAATCAAGTAGGAAGAACTTATTGGAACTTTGTAAAAATAGGAAGTGGTGAATCAATTGGATATTCAACTAATACTAATAGAAGTGTTCCAGCAGCATCAATGGAAATAATTAATACAATATATAGAAATGGAACTACAATTTGGCATAATCATGCAAATATTGGAAATTATAGTTTAAATAATACAATAGCATAAAAAAAAGAACTCAATTTTGAGTTCTTTTATTATGAATAACTATGACTTGTTCCAATAAATTCAACTTGTTTAAATTCATTATAATTATTATACATATAATTATTTAATATATCAAATAACAATTCACTCATGTAATTATAACTTATAGCATTATAATGACCTGACCTAACATTATCATTAATAAATCCAGAAGTATAATTAGTTAAATAATCATCTTGTAAATCTATAACATAAACATCATCATATAAAGTAGCTATATCTTTTATTGCATTATTATATTGAACATATAAATCACTTGCTGTTAAAGGTTTTGGATTTGTTAAAACAAATATTTTTGCTTTTGGTTGAACTTGTTTTATATAACCAATTATTCGTGCATAATTTCCATAATAAGTATCAGCATTTAGAGTGAAATCATCTACATGAACATCAGATATTGTTCCAAGATAATTAACACCTAAATTAGTAACATCATTAGTTCCTAATCCTATTATATAAGAATTACATTTATTATCTGGATTTAATAATTTTGGAAGTCCTACTGATTCATTTAACCAGGAACGAGTAGTAAGTCCACCTTTAGAAAAATTAATACATTCCATTCCATGATTTCTAGCCATAAATTGTCCCCAAGAATATTCATATAAATCATTATAATGAACAACACCATTTTCATTAGAAACACATTCTCCACTAGCTAGGCTATCACCTATAACTCCAAATTTTATAAATGAAGTAAATAATGTGTTTTTATATTTATTTTCTTTTAATGTTGATGTAATGTAGATTTTTCCTAAACTTAAAGTGGTTCCTGAAATCATAACATAAGTATCTCTATCAGCTGTATATGAATATTCTCTTATTTCTCCATCAACACTCATAACAACTCTATTAACATTTTCTTTATTAGCATCACAAGTTGAAATCATAGCAACAACAGTTCTAATTCCAGCAGCTTTTATAGTTACAGTTTCACCATTTTTTAATTCAAATGGCTCTGTATAAGAAAGAATTGTATTAGGTACAATATTACTATTTCCATCTATATAATATCCATTATTAAAAGTAGTTGTAACATCATGACTATTTGTTATATTATTAAATTTTTCATTTTGATTTTCAATATTTTCTTTAACTGATTTAGATATATAATATTCTAATCCATTTGATATTAAATAAGATAATCTAACATATATAGCATTACTTTTTGATTTATAATAGTATAAAGATTTAACATTTCCATTACTATTAGTTACTTTTTCATTTAAAAAGTTATTACTTTCATCAAATACACTTATTATAGAAACACCATTTGCTGAAGAACCACCACTTGCTGTAACATAAATTGTTTCATCTTCATCTAGTTTAATTAAATCAGTATAATTAAGTGCAGAATTATCTTGTATTGAACCATTTGGTGCAATATATCCACTATTAGTTACTATACTAGGTTTTCTAATATATAAACTATTTTTTAAAATATTATCTAAATTTAGAGAATCAACACTATTTTCCCCAAGTTCTGTTGATTGATAAGTTCCTCCATCTTCCCAAGAATCACCATCATACCAATACCAATGACCATTACTTGTATTTACATAAACTCTTGTTGTATCAGTCATTTCAGATGTAGATGATGCAACTAATGGAGAACCACTAACAGCACTATTAACTTTTAAATTTATATTATCAATTTGTGCATTTTGTTCAGCAATTTGTGCATTTTGTTCAGCTATTATTGGATTAACAAATCTTTGTATTAAAGCATATAAACTTCCATCTTCAGCCATTTCATCAAGTTTATTATTAATTTCTTCTTGAACATCTAAGTTATCAAAATAATCATTAACATAATCTTGTAATGAAACATAAGCATTATAAAGAGATGTCATTAAATCATTTTGTTCATTATTATTTGATATTACTTCATTAAGATATTCAACAACTTTAGAAAGTAAACCATAATTAGTTAAAGCATCAAAATCTTCTTCAATATAAGGAAAATTTGTTAATCCTTGAAAACTCATTCTAACTAAAGTTTTAAAGTTAGGTGCATCTGGAGTAAAATTTGCATTATTTTCATTCATTTTTATCATTCCTTTCTTTATATTAATCCATAAAACAATGGTTCTAAATCTTCAAATATCATTGTCATTATAGATTTTTTATTTTCTATAAATTCTCTATAAACTTTTATTTTATCACTAGGTGTTCTAGTAATTGTTCTTGAATCACTTCCATTTGATTCACTTGAAACACTTCCATTATCAGTATCAAAATTATAATCAGTTATATATTTACCATCTTTTACATTTTGAAGCTCGCTTTGTGGTGTATCAGAATATCTTCTATCAGATGTATTTTCTGATGTTGTTTCATTAGTAAGAGTATTTTCTCCAGCCTCAACAACTCTTTCTCCATCATTAAATATTTCCCATCCATCAAGAGCATCAAACATTTTATTATACATTGGCATTATTTCATTTAATTTAACATTAAGTGCTATTTTAAAAGATGTCATTGTATCATAACCAATTCTTCTCATAAGAAAATGATTTAATATCATTACTTCAAAATCTTCTTTTTCAACATGTTCAGACAATGGATAATCAAAATCAAATATGTTTTCTCTTCCAGTTGCTGCTAAATTTTTTATTTTTGGTTGAGTATCATCATAATAAACAAATGATTTTAATATTGAATATATTGTTGGTGGTAAATCATAATCTGGAAGTGCTGGAGGTCTAATAAAAGGATAAACTCTATAAACTCTCTGTCTCATTTAAATCTACCTCCTCGATCATCTCTTTAACTTCTTCAGTTGTAGGTTCTCCATCATAATATGACACTTCAATATTAGTTCCGAACTTTTTGTTTATCTCATCAATTGCTCTTTTACGAGGTTCAAATCTTGAAAATCTACTTGCAATTGTTCCACCTTGAGATGCACTCATTTCATCTCTAATCATTCTCTCTTTCTTTTGTTCAACTAAATTTGCAACTCCAATTAAACGATAGAACTCAGCCCATTCTTTATCTAAATGTAAGTCTATTTTATCAGCAACAAATGGAGCTGGTGCTAAAACTACATTCATATCATCAATATCAATTGATTCATAAGTAGCAATATTTTCTTCCATTCCATCTATATTTGATAACATGTCTTGTAAAGTTCTCTTTTTATCTTGAGAAGTTTTCCAAATTCTAGGTGTTCTTTGTTGAACAATGTTTACATCAATTGTTCTTTTAGAAAGTGCAATTCTCTCAGCCATTTGACAAATATCTAAAAAGATTGGATAACGACCATTATTATCATACATAATTACAAATTCACCTTGATTAAGTTGTTTGTAATAAGTACCATTAGCAGCTCTACACATAATTTTTAATGGTCTCCCATAAATATCAAAGTTTCCTATAACATCATAAGGAAGTGCAATTAATCCTAATACATCATCCATAAAGAAAGCAATTGAACCATTTCTAAGAAGTGTTTTATTCAAATATGATACATCAATAAACTCTGGAAGATTTTTAAATTCAAAAACATTTTCAGCAAGTGTTAACATTTCTTCTCTATACATTAAATATGTTTTCATATTAGTTAACTGACTATTTATTAATTTTTTTCTCATAATCTTCCTCCTCTCTTAGTTTAAAAAAGAGAGGGATTTTAACTCCCTCCCTTATAGGATTAATCAATAGTAATAGTTGCTGTGTTAGATTTAGTAGAATCATATACTGAAGTAGCTGTAACTGTTACTTCTCCAGTTGCATCAGCTGGAACTTTTAGAACTCCAGCTTGAGTGATTGTAACTCCAGCAGCTGCACTTGTATCATCTACACTCCAGATAACAGCCTTATTTGCAAATCCAGTTGTAACAACTGATGCAGTTAATTTTAATTCTTGACCAGCTGTAATAGTTGCTGTTGCTGGACTAACTGAAACTGAAGTAACTCCAATTGTATCAGTTGTAAATACAACAGCTTGTTTAAATGGTGAAGTTGATTTAATTCCCCAATAATGTAACCAATGATTATTCTTCATTGTTTCTGGATTATAGAAACTTGTTCTCTTGAATCCAGTACGATTTCCCTCAGTGAATACTTCTTCAGCATCAGTATCAGCTGCTCCATCTAAACGATAAGTTTTATTTTGGAACCATTCATCATCAATAATAGTTGCTGGAATTTTAGCAAGTGCTGTTAATTCATCTGAAGTAAATGGAATGAATTGGTCTCCTAAAACTTCAGTTAAACGAGCAACATCATGATTTCCATAACCATCAATTAGAGCCATTCTAGATTTCATTTCAGCATCATTTCTAAAGAATGAAGTTGCTAAAACTTCAGTAGAAAGACTAGCTTCAAAATCTGTATTAACAATTGCTATTTGTTTACTAAATGGAGTAGCAATTCGAAGTCCTGCAGGATTATAATTTGGATTTCTAAATGTCATTAAGTTTGAAATGTTCTTCATAGCTGCAACTCTTTCACGAGCTGTTAAATTATTATAATTAGCTATTTGAACACTTGTTACAGTACCATCTAAAATTCTTCTACATAACATATACTTATTAACTATATATTTATCATATTTATATCCTTCATAAAGACTAGACACAATTTCATCTATTAAAGAAACTAGACCACCCTCATTATAAAAAGCCATAGCCATTTGAGTATCTGAAGTAGTAGTCTTATAGAATTTTTGATAGTTTAATGGATGAATATATTCTAAAACATTTGGAACAACATTCTCTAAGAAATGGTCAACATCATTTGCATATTGATTGTAATCAAATACATCAGCTATATCAACAGCCATTTCACGAGCAGAATCTCCAAAACTCATATATCCATTATTTGTAAAATTTTCCCATGGGTCTTCCCAATAGTTTCTATCAATCATTGTTAAACCAATTACATTGATAGCATTAATAAAAGCATTTTTGTATCTTTCATTATTAACAATAAGTTTACCAATTGGAGCAATTGATTCACCTTGAACTGGTAAGTCAATGTTATCTCTTAGAATTGGTTGAGAGTTAATAATGAATGATAATAATTCAGCATCATTATGTCCTAACATATATTATTCCTCCTTTATTATAGTTCTTTGACATCAATAACTTCTTTTTCTTCTAGATCTTCATCTTCAACTTCTTTTTCTTCTTCATCAGATTCAACAGCTTTTAAAAATCTTGCTTTATATTTTTCTTTTAGTTCTTCATAATCAGCTTTAGCTTTTTCAAGTTCAGCTTTAATTCCAGCAAGTTCTTCAGATTCATCTGGAGAAACTGAATCAGTAATATCTTCCATTAAAGATATTTTAACTTCATCATCAAGTTCAAGATCATTTACTCGACTTGATAATTCTTCAGCACTATATTTAGCCATCCGCATCTCCTCCTTGTCTTATATATACAATAAAAAGAGCAAATTGTCAAACATTTGCTCTATATCTTCTAAAACTTTTTGTATATAAAACCCATGGAAAATTCTTCTTTTCTTCTTTTTTATCAGTTGGAGTATATCCTCCCTCATATTCAACCCAATTATAATTACCATCATAAATTAAAGCTGTATCATTTACGAACATTCCATTCCACATATGAATAGCCTTATATAAACCAATACCTCCTACATTCCATTGTCTTTCAATAGGAGATGAAACTGATGCTATTTCCATATGTAGATGTTCTCCATATGATTGACCATAATTTCCAGTAGTATAAAATTGCTGTCCTTGAATATAATGTGTATTTAAAACTGGAGCAACTTCACTGTGAGCAACTAATACTCTTCCATAAGATAAACTACCATCTGGCATATAAACTAAATCATCAGATTGTAATATACAATTGTGGTCATTTCCAGTATAAACTATTCTTCCAGTAAATGGAGCATAACATTTCATAGCTGTTATCCTTGCTCCTAAAACATTAACTGGTCGAAAGTCTAAAGCTAGAACATCATGTTCACCTTGTGTTATATACATAGCCTCACATGGAAATAAAAATACTTCATGACCATCATCAGCTAATAATCGTTGATTAGGTTTCATTATTATACCTCTTTACAATAAGTTGTTCCAGATTTTCCTTTTATACAAATCCATCCAGATGGACTTCTTCCCCATAATCCAAAGCCTTTATCTTTTAATTCATAACAAGTGAACTTAGTTCCTTTTTTATAAACAGCGTAACTATAAGGATTTTGTGATGTTGCATGTTTTTTACCATCCTCAGTTAAATCTTTTACTAACTTTACTCCAGCTTTATATGATGCATCCCATCTAACATACATATCTCCTAAAGTTTCATAAATTGGATGCTCTTTTGATGGTGCTGGTGTTGGCTTTACTTCATGATATATCTTTGGTCGTAAAGCTCCTCTTAATCCATTATAATAAATTCTTTGTTGAGTAAACTCTGGATGATTACTTTGATTCTGACCTAAAAAAATTCCTAAATTATTTCCAGCATCTTTTCTAAACATAGCAACATGAGAATATGGACAACTTCTTGAGTTCATTCCCCATATAGCCCAATCACCATCAACCATTGAATCAGCTCTTACTTTATCAAAATATTTATTTAATCCAAGTTCTTCAAAGTTATCCCAGATTGATGTTGCTAAATTAGTTGGAGAACAAAAAGTAACTTTTCCCATATCTAAACCTAATTCAATTCTTATCCAAGTTTTAAAGCCATCAACACATTGACAACCATAACGACCATCTTCATCAAATTTATGTCCTAATACTTTATCACAAAATTGTTGTGGTGTTCTACTCATCCTCATCACCTCCAGCAAATTCTTTACCATCACTAACTGGATTATCACGATCAGCTATTATTGGAAGAACTTCTCCTATATCAGTTTTTTCTACTTCAATTTTTTCTTCAATAACTTCTTCTTTTTTAATCTTCTTTTTTCTCATCTTTATCACCATCCAAAGCTACAATTTTATCTTGGATTTTAGCAACTTCTTCTTGAGATTTTTCCATTAAGTTTAATTGTTCAATTATTAATGATAATTTAGTTTTTAATTTGTCTTTTTCTCCATCTAGTTCTAATCCTCCTAATATTTCATTTAATAATCTTAATTCTTCTCTTGATAACATAAATTATACCTCCTTAAAATTAATCTTCTCTTCTATCTTATCAATTCTATCTGTCATTTTTTCCATATTAATTTGCATCTGAATCATTGTGTTTGAAATTCTTGTCATTGTTTCATTTAACTCTTTTACATATGTAAATATAAAATATAAAAGTGCTATAAATGAACCAATACCTAATCCATTATCAACAATAAGTTTAAATAATTCTTCCATAAAATAATAACCACCTTTCTATCTAATATATAGCACAAGATGGTTATTTTTTCAATTATTTAGCAATTTTAACTTTTAAATATTCATGTCCTTTAATTTCAGCTGGAACTTTTACAACTTCAATTTTTAAAGGTGATTCCTTTGTTGGCATACCTTTAAGTGCTACTATTTGAGCAAAGCTATAATAACAAGTTCCAGAACCAGTTACATAACTCTTTCCATCTTCATCAAATAAACAAAGTGAATGTTTCTTTCTTATAATTACTTCTCCAGTTTCTTCATTAGTTGTTTCATTTGGATATTCTCCAATAGTTGCTCCAATAATAGTTAATACTTTTCCAGCACAATCATTTAGCTTAAAATCAGCATCATTTTGAGCATTTAAGAACATATCAACTTGTTCTTCATCATTTAAATCAAGTGATGTCATTCTTTTAGCTTTTGATTCACCAAAAATATCTGATGTAACCATTATTGCATTTTTTACTCCTGTTCTTTTTTCTTCATCCATAAAAATTTCCTCCTCACCCGTAGGTGTTCTGATGTCGGTCATCACCCTTATTTTTAGTGCTAATAAGCACTGAGAGTAACGAGAGGTTAACTTGTTACTCTCACTACTTATTAACAAGTAGTGAATTAATTAAGAACTCCAAATCATATCAGTTGAATCCTCAATTAACATAAGATAAGGAATGAACTTTAGCTTTCTCTTAAACTCATCTTTTTCATATTCAGTATCAAAATATTTAAAGAAAGTAAAATTCTTTTCAGTATTTCTTAAATATAAGTAAATTTTAGTCACGCTTTATCACTTCCTAAAACAATCTTCTTCAATCCATTTATAACCTAACTTAACTAAACAACCAAAATCATACCAATCAATTAAATTATTCTTTAATCTATCTCCACAACTTTCTAACTCATAGTAATCATATTCTTCATTATAACTAAAACTTGCTATTCCCCATTTATAAGAATTATCTTTTGCCCATTGATTTATCATAATATATTTATAATTTGTTCCTTCTAATGCAATATCTAAATTATTTATTCTATGATAATATTTTTTCACTCTTTATCACTTCCTTTTAGTTCTTGTAAATAATCATAAGCATTTTTATATTGCCAACTATAACTATCATCATCTTTCCAATATTCGTGCCACTCTAATAATGTTTTTTCTAATTCATTTATGATATTATTTAGTCTTTTGTTTTCTTTGTCTATTTCATTTAATGGTTCTAAAATATCAGGACTATCTTTGAATATTATTTTTAATAATTCTATTTCTTTCACTCTTTATCACTTCTAATATATTTATTTCTAATATAAATACTTTCACCATTTTCTAATAAATAATGTATATCAGCTTTAGTTTCAGATAATTTACTTTTTAATATATCTCTTTCATTTTCCAAATCTAAAATAATATCTTTATATTTCTCAATTTGTTCACTGTATTTAATATTTAATTCCATAAGTTCACTATTAAATGTTTTCATCATTGATATATACTTTAATATTTCATCATTCATTTACTACCTCATATTTAATTCCTTGAATTTTTAAACATAATATTATTAACCAAAATATTAACTTGCTATTGGTTTTATGTAATGTTTTACACACTTCTATTTTATCTCCATCATCTCCATGACTCATT